CAATGTGAGAATTATTGGTGAAGAATATAAAGATAAAGAATTTACAGGAAAAGAAATTTGTGTGGATAGAAACATTGATGTAGTATTCAATTCTCGTTCACATAGATTCAGTTCAACAGAATTGCGCCAACGAACAGCTCAATACGAATCAACAAAAAAAGGAATATAATGTATAAAATGAATCCTTCAATATTTACATTATTGACAACAAAACACGGACCAATGATATTAAGTCTAAATGATAAATTTCAAGGAAAAGGTTTATTTGCTCAAATGAAATTGTGTTCTGAAAATATAACATCAGAGAGTGAAATAAACGCTATTAAAAATATTTTAAAATTAAAAAGAAAAGAAAATGGAAAAGTTGTAGCATTAGATATTGGAGCAAATTTTGGCGTTTTTACTTTAGAGATGTCAAATTATATGAAAGATTGGGGGCAAGTTCTATCATTTGAAGCACAAGAAAAAATCTACTATGCTTTATGTGGGAACGTAGCGCTTAACAATTGTTTAAATGTAATTGTTAAAAATTTAGCTGTAGGATCAAATACTGGATATATTGAAATACCAAAATTAAATTATTATCGTCCGACAAATCTAGGATCCTTTTCAATAAAAAAAGAATATAATATGCAAAATATAGGCCAAAATCTTGATTATGAAAAGAATCTTAAAAAAATAAAAAGTGTAAAATTGGATGATATTACATTTAAAAATCTTGATTTTATTAAATTAGATGTTGAGGGGATGGAAATAGAAGTTATTGAAGGGTCTGAAAAAATATTAAATAAATTTAAACCCGTTCTTTTAGTTGATTTTAGAAAAATAGATAGGGATATTTTATATAAGTATATGAAAAATTTAAACTATGTTGGATTAACCACTGCCGGTAATCAACCGGATCTTGATATTTTATTTTTTCATAAAGAAGACCCATGTTTAGAACAATTTTTAAAAGAAAATCCTAAATGTTACAAGATATTTTAGAAATATTACAACAAGCATATACGAATAATTGGATTACAGCCAGAGATGGAAACATCTCATATAAGTCCGATGACAAACACCAATTCTTAATTACACCAAGTGGGTTAAGAAAGCAAGAACTCAAAGAGAACCAATTGGTCAAAATTAAAATGACCGAAGATGATTGGGAACAAATAACTAATCATAATTTAAAACCAAGTGGTGAAATTGAATTGCATTATGGTTTAATGAAAGACATTGAAACCGAAAGATGTGTAGTTCATTTACATCCAACATATACAATAGCGGCACTTTATGCTGGTATTGATATATCAAAATTAGTTTTAGAATTTCCAGAATTAGGACGATACACAAGAGTAGCGCCTAGTGTTGAAGAAGTAGAACCAATTAGCAAAGAACTAGCTGATAGATGTATGGAAAATCTAAACATTGACGAGAACGGTAATTGTGAATTTGATATTGTAGCAATTGACAGACATGGTGTAGTCGCAATCGATGAAACGCCATGGAAAGCCTTTGAACATATTGAACGATTAGAACATATTTGTAAAATAGTTTTATCTGCTAAATAATTGCCTCACCTCAATTCATAAACTGTTATAATATTATTTTATTTGGAGACAATTATGTCGGTACAACTACTTACATTCAAAACACAACAAACAATCATTGGTGATGTTACCGAAGATGGTGATTTTTATAAAATAAAAAAACCAACACAAGTGTTCGTTCAACCATCACAAGAAGCCCCTAGCCGAACAATGATGGGTTTTGCCCCATACTTAGAATTTTGTGAAGAATTTTTGACTGGTATTAAAATACCAAAAGATCAAATTCTCACCGTAACTTCACCAGTAAAAGATTTACACAATCAATACAATAAAGTTTTTGGTTCGGGCATTGAAGTGCCAACTAAAGAGGACATTGCCGCTATTAGAAAATCAATCTGATATAATAGCTAAATGTCGAGAAATTATTATACAAATGTGATCGTTTATGGCAATACTATTCTTTATCGAGGTGTAAAGAACGGTATTCGCCATAGAGATAAAATCAATTATAACCCTACCTTATTTGTTCCATCAAATAAAAAAACTGAATGGAAATCATTACAAGATGAACCCATAGAACCGATGCAATTTGGTTCTATTCGTGAAGCACGAGACTTTCTTAAGAAATATAAAGATGTCAATAACTTCAAAATATATGGTAATGATCGATTTGAATATCCATTTATTACAGAAAGACATCCTGAAGAAATCATAGATTGGAATTACAATGATCTATGTATCGCTAATATCGATATCGAAGTTGGTTCAGAAAATGGTTTTCCAGAACCTAAAACTGCATCTGAACCTATCACAGCTATTGCAATTAAATTCTCAAACAAACCAAACTATTATGTGTTTGGTATTGGTGAATACAAAAAACACCGTGAAGATGTAGAATATTTCAAATGTGATGATGAATATGGTCTGATTAAAATGTTCATGCAATTATGGACTACAAATTATCCAGATGCAATCACCGGTTGGAATGTTTATGGTTTTGATATACCTTATATCATCAATCGTTTTGAGAAAGTTGCTGGTCAAGATGTGATGAAAAAACTTTCGCCATGGAATCTAGTGTCAACAAGAGAAGATATTTACTTTGGTAAATCGATGGTAACTGGTAATATTGCTGGCGTAGCAACGCTTGACTATATGAGGTTATTCAGAAGATTTTCTCCCAATAGATCACAAGAAAATTATCGTTTAGATACAATCGCACAAGCAGAAGGTGTTGGTCAGAAAATAGCCTATGAAGAATATGATGGTTTGTTTGACTTATACAAAAAGAATTATCAATTGTTTATTGAGTATAACATACGAGATGTTGAACTTGTTGAGAAGTTAAATGAAAAAGGTCGTTTGTTAGAAATGGCACTTACGATTGCTTATGATGCAAAAGTAAACTATGATGATATCTTCACTCAAGTGAGAATGTGGGACGCCATCACACATGGTTATTTGTATCACAAGAAGATTGCAATACCACCAAGAACTGGTAATCGTAAAAATGCAGCCTATGAAGGTGCATATGTAAAAGACCCACAAATTGGAATGTTTAATTGGGTCGCATCGTTTGATTTGAATTCACTTTATCCTCATTTGATGATGCAATATAATATTTCACCAGATACGATTGTTGAACCTGAACAATATTCACAAGAGATGCGTGAAGTCATCAGCAAAGGCGTAAACATTGATAAGTTGTTAAGAAATGAAATTGATTTATCAAAAGTTAAAAATGTAACACTTACACCTAATGGCCAATTCTTCAGAAAAGATAGACAAGGTTTTTTACCAGAGTTGCTTGAAAGAATGTATAATGACCGAACAGTCTATAAAACAAAAATGTTGGAAGCAAAACAAAAGTTTGAAAATGCCAAAACACCAGAAGAAAAAACTCATTATGCGGCTCTTGCTTCTCGATATGCAAACTTACAGTTGACTAAAAAAGAATGTTTAAATTCGGCATATGGTGCTCTCGGTTCTGAATACTTCAGATTCTTTGATGTGAGACAAGCAGAAGGTATCACTATGGCTGGTCAATTATCAATTCGTTGGATCGAAAAGAAATTGAACGAATACTTAAATAAAATATTACAATCAGAAGGAGTTGATTATGTTTTGGCGTCAGATACGGATTCGGTGTATCTTAACCTTGAACGGTTTATATCTAAAGTTTACGAAGGCAAAGATATCAATAGTCAGAAAGCCATCGAGATCATGGATAGATTCTGTGAGGATAAAATACAACCATTTATTGATAGAAGTTACTCGGAACTTGCACAATATGTTAATGCGTATTCCCAAAAAATGGTAATGAAACGAGAAGTATTGGCTGACAAAGCAATTTGGACAGCAAAGAAACGATACATTCTCAATGTTTATAACTCAGAAGGCGTTCAGTATACAAAACCTGAAATGAAGATTCAAGGCCTTGAAGCAATTAAATCTTCAACGCCTGCCGCCTGCCGTAGAAAAATTAAAGAAGCACTAAATATTATTCTATCTGGTAAAGAAAGTGAAATACAGGATTACATACTTGATTTCAAAGAAGAATTCAAAAAAATGCCTGTTGAAGACATTTCTTTTCCAAGATCAATGAATGGTCTAAAAGAATATGCTAACTCTAAAACGATTTGGTCAAAAGGAACACCAATTCATGTAAGAGGCGCATTAGTATTTAATCATATGGTTGATCAGATGAAATTGAATAAAAGATTTCAGAAGATTAATGATGGTGAAAAGATTAAGTTTATCTATCTAAAACAACCAAACATATTTCAGACCGATGTTATTTCTTTTGCTTATACAATGCCAAAAGAATTTAATATTGAAGATTGTATTGATTATGAA